GTTCATGTTGTTGGACCTGGCATTCAGCAGTGATGAGGCGCGCACTTTGAATCGCCGCATTTTTGAGACCATGTATCACGCTGCACTGACCGCGTCATGCGATCTGGCGGAGCAGCACGGCGCTTATAGCACGTTTGCTGGTTCGCCTGCATCACAGGGCATATTACAATATGACATGTGGGGGGTTGAGCCAGAGCCAGATCGGTATGATTGGGCTTCTCTAAAAACGCGCATTATGATGCACGGATTACGAAATTCCCTTCTTTTGGCGCCGATGCCAACAGCCAGCACGTCACAGATTCTAGGCAACACGGAGTGTTTTGAACCGATTTCTAGCAATATTTACACGAGGCGCACTATGGCAGGTGAGTTCATTCTTGTGAATCGGCACCTGATCGCGGATTTACAAGCGGCTGGATTGTGGAACGAGAGTATTAAAAACAACATTGTGGCAAACAAGGGGAGCGTGCAGCACATTGGTGGCCTGAGCGAGCATTTAAAGCACAAATACTGCACGGTGTGGGAGATTCCGATGAAGCACGTGATTGACATGGCGGCGGACCGCGGCGCATTCATTTGCCAGAGCCAGAGCATGAACCTGTGGATGGAGGACCCGAATTATGCGGCTCTGACATCCATGCACTTTTATGCATGGACCAAGGGATTGAAGACGGGAATTTATTACTTGAGGCGCAAGGCGCGCCATCAGCCGCAACAGTTCACGATTGAACCCGAAGCCAAAAAAGAAACAGAAGAAGAAGGGTGTGAGATGTGCTCTGCTTAATCAATGGCGTTTGAATTTTCTAGACTTGGATTTGGATTTGGATTTGGACTTGCGACGAGTTCCACCCTTTTTATTCTGTTTTAATTTTTTCATTGTAAGTTCTCTCATACTTTGCATGAGAAGTTTTTCTCGTGCATCCAAGGATACAGGGCGCAAAGTTGACAAACCCTGTAGACGTGCTTTGAGCATATCATTTGGCGAATTAGTTGTTTCTGATGATTTTTTCACCAAGTTATCTCTCCAAACTGAAAGAGTGTCAGGTTGGTCCACCCAGACAAGTTTAGGAGCAGATCTATGTGCATTGGCTTGACGAAAACAAGCGGGACATATGCCTTTGCTGCTAAATCCTAAAGTAGATTCTCTCCAACCAACTGCTCCTTCTGGTTTTGGAGCACCGCATGTTTCACATGTGACGGATGGACGTGGTGTTGGTAAAACTGGTTTTGGTGCAAGGTCCGGAAACATAGTGAATAATTTTAGTCTTGCTGCCGCTGCCTCTGCTGCTGCTTTTTGTTGTTCTTTTTTTGCTGCTTCTTCTGCTGCTTTTGCTGCTGCTTTTGCTGCTGCTTTTGCTGCTTCTTTTCGTTTTTTTTTAGAAAAGGAGTTTATAGTTTCAGTTATTTCAAAGTCAAAACCAATCGGAACTGCCGATGCTGCATCTGGGTCCGGTTCAATATCAAAATCATAGTCCGAATCATGGTCCGAATAATTACTCGTGACATGGTCCCTCGTGACAACGCGTTTGCCTTTTTTCTTGCTCATGGTAGGTTATATATTGAGATAATATAATTTTTTGAATTTGTTATAAAACATAAACGTTTTGATTCGCATTTGTGTTTTCATTACTACTTGATGTTGGAGACATCGCAGAAACAAATATGTCATTGATGCCATCGAATCCGGTTTTGAACGTGGTGCCAATTACATCAATCCCGGTTGGTATTATGTTTGCAATTGTGGAAACAATTGGTATGTTGTCAATGGTAGACCACACTTCTGAAAAGAATGAAGTAGAACCGGTGGGCTGGCTTGATGCGGTTGATGCTGTTGAAAGCGGTTCAATCGTCTTGTCAACATACTGGTTGCGTTGTTGTTCCCATGAGGCCGCATCCACATTCAGATTCTTTGAAAGATTCATTGTGTGTTCAAGTCGAGAGATAATGTCCATTAAATTATTTGTTATATGAGTCCCTTCAAGTGTTTCATATACCATTAATTCTGTTCGTGTAAAATCTGGCAACTTGTCCATGTAATATTTGTTTACCTCTCGATTGTTCCTAATGTAAAGCGTGCATAACTCATCACACACAATGAAGTTGAGAATGAACACGCCTTTTTGGTGTGAGTGTTTTCTGACAATGAACGGCAGGTCGTGCAACAAAGCTTTGACCATGGTCCGGTTTATGTTTTCATGGTACCATGCTGCAATTTCTGTCGTGGCTGGATCCAGTAAACTTTCAATGGTTCTTTTCATGATGACACTGAACCCGCCAAAAAATTCAATCCATTCTTGGAATTCAAACGCGGTTATGTATTTGTCATCATCTCGGTTTATCACTTTTTTCACTAGTTCAAGCTCGTGAGAGAGCAAACTCGTGTTGATGCGAAGCGCACTGAAAAACAAATTTTCATTCACGTAAGTGTTTTCACTGCCGAAATTTTTCTCCCAGAACAGCAGGCCATCTGGATCGGTTATGACATTTGCAACATCCATTCTGCTGGATTGCAACATGTCATTTTTGATTGTAAGGACAAATTTCAACTTTTTTATTGCATCCGCAATCTCGGATGAAATTTTCTTCATTTTTCTAACATAAATCAATTTCATTATCACGTTTTTCTCTCCAATGCCGTCAACAATGTTCTTGAATTTGGAAAGTCGTTTATGAATGTCCAACAAATAATTGTCAATGACTGCATTGTTTTGCATGCGACGACATGAGCGAATGTTGTCCTGGAGGGTGAATAACAACGCCATTTCATTGAGTGTTCTTTGACTTATGCTTTGAATGCGTCTATATTGTTCAGCAGTTTCATAAATGACTTTAAGTATCTCCAAACTAGCAACTAATGCTTTACCAGGATCCATGTGTCATGCTTAAATGAAATACACTTATTATATTTTTCATCATATTTTAATATATATATAGTGTTGCAATGTTAATTAAAAAAATTGAAAACCGAAAATGCGAATGTTTTTTGAAACATCACGTGAAATATGAAAAAGACCAATGAACTTATAATACGTAAAATATTGAATGATATTATAATTTCAATAAGCAAAACTGCAATGCAAACAACGACGGTGCCCGTGCCCGTGCCATCCAATGTGCAAACGAAAGACTGGAGAAAAGACCAACCATGGTACAAAGGGGGCAAATCAAATGAGTGTGAGTTGCTGCAACGCAGTCAAATTGAACAGATGACCGGCAAGTGTTGTCCAAAAACAACCATACGCATAAACAAACGGACATCTCAAATGCAGGAGCTTTCCAATCCACTAACACGATCGGATGGGTTTGACTGGACAGAAGACTTTGACGGAAAGCAAGAACTGGTTGGCAAAGATGGTTTAATGCATGAGCTGTTTTATAATTTCAAAATGGTGTGTGATGCAGGTGGTGCACAAACTAGGACGCTGAGAGAAGTGCACTCTTTCGTTGAAGCCCAAATGCAAGTGTTGCTTCTTGGAAACCATCCAAATGCACATTTCATCAACATTTTGGATGGAGACCAGAGCTATGCAAGAAAAGAACAGTTCAATCATTTGGTTGGATTACCCGAATATTCAAATATTAGAGAAAAAATATTTGTTGATGACATGTGTACATTCAAGGCTTGGTTTCAGGCCCGATTTTGAATGGGAATTGGGTTAGGAAGTAGTCATCAAGTGTTGAACGATACGATATGCCAATTCAAATGGAATGCATTTACGTGCGTATTCTTTGGATTCTCGATATTGAGGCAGAAACAAACTCCATGTTTCTTGTCTTTTTTTTTCTATCAATGCATTGAAACGGTTGCATATGGATTGTTGCTGTGATGCATTTAAAGTTGCACCTTGTATGCAGAGAGTTGCATAAGAACGGCTGCAGTCTTTGGCTGGATACACGTATCCGGGTTTGTATGCAAGACAAATTCGGCCATTTTCAGTACCGCTGTCCAATGCACACAGTGTCATTTCGGTCAACTGATCGCCTTCATTTAAAGTGTGTCCTTCCACGTGGCGAAACACTTTCACGGCTGGATTGAACGGCAAAGCATACACATCACCTCCAATTATCCAGTCGTTTTCTGCGCTCATGTGAAATGTTTTGCGTTCACCAGATGGCATCGACACCCATTCCACGCTTTGTTCGGTTAGTTGAATGGGTGAGCGTTCAAATGAAAATGCAACCACTGTGGTGTTGGTGTCTTCAAACACGGTTTCTTCGAAGTATTTCACTTGAAGCAATCGATAATTCGACAAGAATTGACTTCTGCAACGGACATCAATGTCGCGAGGCGACAAGAAGAACCCGGCTGGAATGATGAAAATCCCGGCAGCGCATCCTGCAACAGATTGGATGAAACACTTGTAAAGGTCATTGGTGTCGTATTTGTCGAACACGGTTTTGTCTTGGCATTTGTTTCGGGCCAAGTATGGCGGATTTGTGATGACGAATGCATTGCTGTAATCCGGTGGGTCTAGGAGGGTGTCTCGTTTCATAATGTCTTCTCGTTTGGGGTCAATGTCGTATGCTTCGACTGGGAGAGCAGTGGCGGCACGTGTCAGCCAGTTTAACAAGTCGCCGGTTCCTGCAAATGGTTCGATGATGCGTTCAGAAGATTGCAGTGGTAATGGGAGTCCATTTAAAATGTAGTCGCAACGGGTTGTGTAAAATTGGCCTGCCAGTTGTTTTTTGCTGATGCCTGGCATAATTTTGGTTCTGTGAATTGTTATTTGTGATGTTTATATTGTTCAATTTTTATTTCAATGTCAATAAAATAAGAATTAACTCGGATGTGATTCGAACCAACGATTGCAAAAATCAAAATCATCGTACCCCGAGTGGTCCATTATGTATTTAGCCGCTTCATCTATTAACTCTGGATGTTTTGTCTGCATGAATCTTTCATATTTTCTCTTGATTTTTTCCAGATTCTGTAAATGGAGAACAACGTCGTCATCAATCATCTCATGATTCTCATCTGAATCATCCAAGTTGTCCAAATAGTCTCTTGCATTTAAGAGACCATTCACATCTTGGTCAAATGAACGTGGAACTTCTATGTTTTTGGTTCCAATGAAATCAAGTAGCAATTCATAAAACTCATTTTCATCTCTTAATTCGTAATATGCGCTCCATAAATTGCACACTCTTTTTTCGTGAGATAATATGATTTTGTTGGCATCTCTCAAAATGTTCATGCATGTAATGTAATCCTGCTCTTTCAAATGTTCTTTGACATCATCAATTACATTTAACACGAGTCCTAGTTCAATGCGCATTGTGTAATAATACTATAAAATGAATAACCTTTTATATCAGCATAAAACAAAAATAATATAAATATATCAGGTTTGATTATGTATCACATATGTATTATATAATCATTATATTGTCATATGAGTGAACCATTAAATGAATTATTGAATGAACCATTGTTATATACACATGGGATGGATGAATCATTGCCACCAATGCGACCGAACAGACGACTGCCTCCTGAGTATTTGATGCCAGTGCCGTTTTGCGAATTCATATGGGACCAATTGACATGGGCAATTTGTAATTGTGGAATTTGTTTATGCTGCATTATTTAGCATCGGCATCATCGTTGTTGTTGTTGTTATTGGGTTTGGGTGGGGACGGCATTTCATTCATGTCGCCGAATTCACCGAGTTCATCGCGCTCGCACTCAATGGTGCAATGATTGCGAAACAGCGCGCGGAATTCACGACTGGTCCGGCACAAATCTTGCTTGTGCACCAACATGTGGTAGCATCGAAGTGTGACGATTGTGTCGATTTTTGAGTTGTGTGCATTTTTTGGGATGCGTTGGAACAGGTGTTCGTGCAGTTCCAGGAGCTTGGGCCATTTATAACCTTTTCCAGCGAATGCCGGAGATGATGATGGCAGTTTGCATAAATCGGTGCTGTTTAACATGGTGCAGAATGGGGAAGGAAAGAAGAAGGACATTTGATTGCGCCGGGCTTCCATTTGCAGCATGTTGGTGTCAAACCCAAGATTGTGTGCAACGCACTTGCTGCATTGCATGAGAGCAGACTTGAAATCAAAGAGCGCGATTCGAATGTCGGTTCCTCGTTGGATCGACATTTCACGCGTGATGCCGTGAATGGCCACACTTTCATCCGGAATTGGAATGTGTGTTCCCAAACTGATGATGACGTCCTTTAAATCCTGTATTTTATCAGTATCCGTGTCATACACTAAATAGCTGAGTTGAATGATGTACGGCCATTGCGCGGGGTCCATGCACTGGCGGTTCTTGGGGGGGAGTCCAGTGGTTTCAGTGTCAAATACCATAATCTTCATTTTCGTGATTCTTTGTTATTGCCAATTGTGTGTCTTCATCATTTTAATTGGAATTGTTCAAATCAATTTTTACAACATTGATTTGAAATTGGTTTAGCAATACTTTTTTTATAGTTGTAATACATAAACCACAACAATGTTGAACAAATATTTGGTTGAGTTTTTCGGAACTCTGTTTTTCATCTATATCATTTTAGCAACCGGGAATGCCATCGCAATTGGTGCAGCATTGGCTGTAGCCATCATGGTCGGGGGTCCCATTTCCGGAGGCATGTTTAACCCAGCGGTGTCTATTGCAATGGTTGCAGCGGGCAAGCTGTCATCCAGTGATTTGGTGCCTTACATTTTGGCTCAAGTTGCTGGTGGGTTGGTTGCCTTGGAGTTATTTAAGCGCATCAAATTGTAAACTTTCAACTGCATGTGTGTGTATTTTATTATATTTGTATAAAAATATAAGAAATAAAAATGCCCAAGACGAAGAGACACAAGTTGCGTAGAAAAGTGGGTGGTGGTGAACTACCCGCGCAACTAGCCGCGCAACCACCGATGCAACCAATAACACCTGGAACGGCACCTGGAACGGCACCCGGAACAGCACCTGGAACGGCACCCGGAACAGCACCTGGAACAGAACCAGCAGTACCCGCGCAACCACCAGCGGAAACGCCTTCAAGTTTTCTGCCGCCGCCTCCTCCTCTTCCTCCTCCTGCTGCTCCTCCCAAAGTTGTTCCACCTCCAGTTCCAGAACCACCTCCAGCGCCTTCTTTTTTTGCAAATATGTTCAAAAAGAAACCAGCTGAACAACAACAACCACAACAAACGGAACAACAACCGGAACAAAATAAAGGATTTTTTTCAAGAATTTCAGATTTATTTTCCGATGATTACAAATGGTTTGGTGGTAGAAAAACCAAACGACGTGTTAAAAAACACAAGAAGTCTAAAAAGTCTAAAAGTTCCAAGAAACACTGAATTCAAAGTGTGCATTACTTGCGCACTCTTTTTATGAGTGCATATAACAGCACAAGACACAAGAATCCAATGGTGGTGTAGTACATGCTGGACAGGGTTCCCGATGGGATGCCTCCAAGTTGCTTGGTGCAGTTCTTGTTTTTGCGACGACGTTGCGTGAACGCCTCTCGTTCGCTTGCTCCAGTGATCGGGTTGGTGTTATTGGGAAACCATGCAGCAGGCATATTTTTGATGTCAGCGGTTGCAACATAGTTGGTGGCTGAAGACACGTTGTTATTTGCATCAATGGTTTCCAGCGTTATGCTTTGACAATCGGGGGTGGAACCCAGTTGAAACGCTTGAAACAACGAAAACGGATTTATTGCGGCCGCACTTGACATGGTTCCTGGAATCAAACCCTCAAATTCAGTGAACTGGACACCTCCTAGACCAGATGAAATAAAAGGGATGTTGCCATCTGGCACGTTGTTGATATACACGTATCGATCGACAACGTTTCCATTGGTGGAATCATTGCTCACAACTTTGCACTTTGCTCCCGTCTTAAGAAAAAATTTATTTCCAAGGGGTTTTCCAGTTGCGGATGCGTCTCCGCTGCCAGACACAAGCAGTTCAACATATGCAATCAATGCGCTAATGTCTCCTGCCAGTGTGTCCAATCCTCCGCTGCTGGACACCCCCAGTTCTCCAGGAGTTCTGATTTGTTTGAAATACTGATAGTCGGGCCCGAGCAGTTCTTGTTCCACATTGTCTAAATCTCCTAGTACTTCCTGGAATAAATTAGACATGACGTTTAAATATTATATGACTATTGTATATGATATATGATATATTATATTACATATACATTAAAAAATGAGCTCAACCTATGAAAAATGCATTAGTTTATACCCACAAGTGCTGTTCTTTATTTTATTAATATTATGTTATGTGTACAATATTTCTTATGCTTATGCACTCATTGGATATATTGGCAATTCGGTTGTTAATGGCGCATTGAAACAAGTGTTTCGTTCTCTCATTGGACAAGCCGGGGATAGACCAGTCCCTCATGCAGCTGTTGGCGCATTCGACGATTTTATTATTTCAATTTGGCCGCAGCATGCCCAAAATCGTGCATATGGATTTCCATCAGGTCATGCACAATCCATTGGATATTTTACAGCATTTTTACACCAGTTTTTTTGGAAAAAGTGGCATCCTCTCGCAATCGTTTCACACATATTAATTGCATCATATTTGCTGGACACGCGCATTTCTTACAAGCGTCATACATTCATTCAAGTGTTATTCGGGTTTTTGTTTGGAATTGCAGTGTTCCGCATGTTTCATTGGTATTGGACATCTTAAGTTTAAGACATGTCCACGCTGGGAATGGATGTTTTGGAAGGATCGTCCGTATTGACATTGGCATGTGTCAAGTTGTTGGTTTGATTCGGCACATCGTTCATGATTTTCATTAGCATTTGAGAATTAGCATTGATGCGATTTTTTTGGTCATCTGCTGAGTCTTTCAGTTTGTCATATGTGGTTTGGAGTGTAGCAGCTTGGGACTGAATTTGAACCACATCAGGGTCTAATGCAGAATTGGTTGAAGGTGTTGTGGTCATGCCTTCTAAAAATGAGAAAGTTGAACCGTATTTGATTCTTCGATAAAGAGCAACGAGAGAAAATGCTAGAATAATACACAGGATGCCAATGATAATATTGTAAATTGTTGTCTCTGAAAGCTCATCGGGGAGAAAGAAGAAGAGGGAATGCAGTGAGAATGACTTCATGGATGACAATATAATATTAGCATATTATTTTGTAATTATTGAAACGTGTTTTTTAAAATGCATGTGTGCATGCATAATGACATGAGGTGGCATTGTATCATTGGTTTTTCTTCATGTTTGCGATTTTTGCATTTGATTCGTTTTGAGACTGCACCACTTTTTGAATCATGTCCACATTGTTTTTGATGCCGGTTTCATTTTGAGCCATAAGTGTATTTAGTTGAGTTGCTGTGGTCATTAGAGACGCAATTTGCGTTTTTAAAAGTGCAATTTGTGCAGTGTTTTCATCAATTTGAGCTTGTCTGGATTGCTCCGATGTTTCCGATGTTTCAGATGGGTCAAGACCTTCGATGACATTGGATTTAGAATAAAATAAGGCATGTAGCAATAGCCACGAAAAAAATAGTATGAGAATGCTGCACAGAATCATGTTCAATCAAACTGCAATAAATAATATCTTCAACTTAATATATATTGAATATTATTTATTTGTTCTAGTTCATCATTTCAAAAAGAATATTATGACATCAACTGTGTATGCAACAATATCGGATGGCGTTGGCTGGCGACACTCAAACAGTCTCATTACAACCAAACAAGTGCATTATCCCACTAAACCATCTGATCCTTCCACTCGTCAAACAACAACCAACCAAGTGGTTCCTGGATTTAGTCGGCCAAATGAGAACGGTGCATTGTTAAATATCCCGGCTGCAGCTCGTGATGAAGCGGCGCATAATTACACTGGACCGGCTTTAAAGGCTCGCCCCATGAAGCATTGGCGCCGCAAGCTGCAGCCAACCGCGAACAGCGGTCGTAGCGTGAACTCCGTTTCTCTTGTGATTGATACACCAGGTGGCACGACAAAGTCCGGGGATGGGGTGTCTTGCGACTGTGGAGACACATCGGCCGATTCAACTGCCAAACTGGACCAGAAATTGATGAAAATCCCTTCGCAAAAATGTGAACCTTGCGACAAAGTGGAAAACAAGGGCTATGTGCAAGTTGGCGACCCGTCGAATCCAAATAGCTATCAAATACAAACTGGGCTTTACAACACAAAGTACATTGGCTGCTGCCCGTCAAACAATGTCATCAAATCCGCAGTGACGTTGATGAGCAAGGCATATTATAGCGACACCAGAGCATATCTGCAGTCTAGATGCAAGCGCTATGACCAAAAACTTTCCACAAATCCAGTTCCAGGCATTGAATACATTGGCCCAGACCATATGCCCAACTGGCCCAACAATGAGTGTTTTGGTCCACAAACGCGCCTCACTGGCAGTTGTTTGTATCCTCAGTGCAGTGCAAATGAAAATCTTCTGCCCAACAAGTGCCAGGGAATCACGATTTACAAGCCAAACAATGTGCCATTTGCAAAACAGGGTGGTGTCAGCAGCGGGACTCGAACATTGAGCCTGCGTGTTAACACCGTTAACTTGAACGGCAATTCATTTGCCACTGCATTTGGTGCAGAAGGGGCAAACGCTGGAAAATACAGTTATGAATACAACCCATCCTACTTTGTGAAAAACAATTACCAGGTTCCGAATTGCAAGTTGTATTATGGCAGCAAGCCCGGTAATCACACTGTGTGCTTTTTTTCCCCAACTGAAAATAAAAGTGCATCTTTGCCAAATCCGGTCACAGCTGCTGGATACAAGTCATAATGTGATTTTTGAAATTTCTCTCTTTTCATTGATTTGAAACATTCAAAAGCATGAAACAACATTGACCACAATCGGGGCGTTGACCATCATCATGCCGAGTTTTTGACCTTCTGAATTTGAATCGTCGAGAGAAAATGTGAAAAATGACAAATTGATTATTATTGCATAAATCGAATTCGTTTGACATGAGGAAATAAAAGTTTGTCAACAGTGGTGCGAACACAGAAGAGGCGATGCAGGATGATTCCCAGCAAGAAGACACCAGCGGCGGTCCATGCAAATGAGGTGTGCATTAGTCGAGAGATAATGTATGCACCAATGAGTGTCAAAACGACGTCAACGACTGCAATATTTGCTATGCGAATGGAATGTGCACCCTTTCCAGGAACTCCAAGCGCATTTCGATATTTACATAGTCCCAATTCGGAACCCACGTTTGCCATTCAGGGGGCACGGATGTATTTATTTTGAAATTAGCAATTAAATATTATACACTTGGAGTATATAATATTTGAAAATGACAGAACCAGAACCAACTGTGTTGTCGTCGGACCGAACAAAAGAGGAGAGACAAGCACAGGTGCGCCCTATTTTGGAAAAGCTGACCGAGTTGAAACTGCATGCATCCAAGTTTGATGCTATCAAAAAACTGATGATGCAAATGAAGGAGTATGTTGCAAATGGCGAACCACAACAGGTGAACATTGAGTTTCCAGAATTTAATCGACGCATAAAAGGAACCCTGGAGACAAATCGTTGGACAGAGTCTGTTATCAAGATGACAGAAATGAAATGATCAACACACTGCAATTGGGTGCCATCGTTTGAATCGAACATTGAATGTGCATTCCATTTTCACACACTTGTTCAGGTCAACCAGAGGGGTTGATGTCTCGTCTTCATCATCACTTTCTTCCAATGCATCCAAGTTTCGGTTTTCTTTAATGTTTCTAAAGATTGAGTTCATCATGACGCTGGTTTTGTAATTCGGAATATGTGCAATCATGGTGTTGTGCGTGACTGGTTCGTCCATTTTGTGCAACACATGATATATATCATTTTGAGCATCGGCTTTTACGTAGAATGTGCGAACATTCGGTTTGAACTGAGTGCGTTGTTGTGGTTGCTGCAACTGCGGTGGTTGTTGTGGTTGCACATGTGCTTGCTTTGGGAAAAACAGCGCATTTGTAGGTTTTGGAGTAGATTCTGGTTGCACTTGTGCCAAATGAAACAACAAGTTTTTGTACTCAGTGCAATCACGTTTTAAACATCGATGTTGAATGGAATACACTTCATATGTTTTTATGCTAATTGCATCATTCAATGCATCGCTAAATGATGAGTGCATGATTGGCATGAAGAACTGAAATGGCATAGTCGTTTTGGCATTGCTTTTTTTTAAAGATTCAAACAATCGAGTGAACCGATTCATGCTGCCATCATTTTCTTGTTTTACACCACAAAAACAATGGATGTTCTCTACACTGAATCGTTGTTTATCAACCAGTTGAGTGCCATACAATATCGTACCTATTCCATTGTGCCATGATTCATCCATTGCCTTCACATTTGCGTTTAGCATGCGCACGGAGTCAAATGACACTGGTTGTGCGTGATGAGACGCAGTTCCCTCAATGTAAGGTCTTTTTGCAATTTGAAACATCCAAACTTGCTGATTTGTAAACCACAATACACACTTTTTTCCTTTGGGAATGACAGCATAAACATCTGCCAAAAATTTCTTATGAACGTTGTTTTCATAAAAAATATGACATTCATTCATCAGCCGTTCTTGCACAATTTTTTGAAAATCATTCAGCTGATTATGCCCATGATTGCGAGATTGATTCATGTTGCAGTTGCATAGATGCATTTCTATGCAAATATCGCTTTAATATGATTTCAAAATCATTGATAAGCGGAACCAAGTTCAATTAAACTCGAATTAGGTATAGATGATGATTCTGGTTCTGGTACCGTGGCATTGAGTTCCATTAAATATCGTTTCAATTCATTTTTCATTGCGTCATTGGCTGGGTCATTTGAAGAAGCTCCTGGGTTGACATCCGTGTTCTGCACACCTTGTCGCTGTAGCTCTCTAAACAATGTGTCATATTTCTGCTGAGGACGCTTGACAAGGTCTTTCATTTTTGGAACAGTCAATGTTTCTTTGAAAAAAATATACAAGTTGTGTAAAATGAAAATGATGACAAAGGAAACAACAACCACTTGAATCACCCAAAACATGTTTCTTGTGGATTTGGATTGAGAGATAATGCAAGATTAAGATATGCTTACAAAGTTTTTGCGGATTTGAAACGTATCTCAAATTATATGCAATTCACACACAACAATATAAAACATTAAAAACAAAATGATTTAAACCCATGTGCAAAGATATTGCAATCAATCCTTTATTCATATGCCACCTAAGTCATCCTCGTCTTCAGTTCTTGCAGCTGCAATTCCAATCGTGCTTGTTGAACGCAATGGTGATTTACGCTCTTCTAGCATTAACGCTTACACACCATTGGAATTAGCAAAAAAATGCAAATTAAAAACCGCATCTGGATTTGAAATTCGTTCAGAATGGGCTTATTCTGGTTCATCCACGACGGATGAACGATTTATAGTGGAGTTGTGGGCGCGCGAAGATGGTGCAGCAGGACAAGAAAACAAGTACGAATTTCCACCACCGGTGGACACAATTTTATTTTTCGGAACATGTGCATTGGTGGCCAAAGACATGTCATCGCGACACAGTGTCATCCCTTTGACGCTTGAAAAATGGGATAAAATGTACAATTTTTTATTTGGCGGATTTGATTCTTTGGTAAACGGCGATGAAGATGATGATGAAGAAGATGAGCTGGATTCAATTCCTGCACATAGAAAAACGAAGGATGGGTATTTGAAAGATGGATTTGTGGTGGATAGTGAAGACGATGATGAAGACGGTGATGAAACGGATGAAACGGATGATGAAGAGGAAGAAACTGACGAAGACAAAGATGCGGACAATGATGATGATGATGATGATGATGATGATGGCAATGATGATGATGCGGATGATGATTGTCCAGCACCAAAGCACAGTGCTGGTGTAAATTCAAAAAAAGTGCAAAAAAAACGCGAGAAAAAACAACCACGAGAAGAAATTTTGGTCGACACATCGTCTGAATTAAGTGAGGAAGCGTATGAGTATTTGGATGATTGATTAAAACAAATAGTTCAAAAACAACATAAACCATGTGTGTTGTAATGGTGTAACTTATTTTAGAAAATGTCCTATTATTTTGAATTACCAAAGTTACACAACATGGTGATTCCATCGGAGTCTTCCTTGTTTGAAGTCAATTCATCTCCTGAAAATGCGTGTTCTGTATTGGTTTCACACACATTGAACATGAATTTGTGTGCAGTTAAAGAACAAATTGAAGAATGCGGAGAAGAAGTGTGGGATTTCATCAAAAAATACACGAATCCATTCGAGTTTATTCACACATCAATTCCAAACTGCAAGACATCCACCGTAAGCAAATTGCGTCCATTGTCGCGTTCATTTTACAAATTGATAGAGTTGCATGGAACTTTTTTTTCACCATCGGATTTTTCACACGGTATAAAAACATTTCATTTGGCTGAAGGACCAGGAGGCTTCATTGAAGCGTTAGTGCACATTCGGTCTCATCAATCAGGGGAAGCGCAAACAGATGTGCATTACGGAATGACTCTTTTGAACAACGATGCATCGTGTCCTGGATGGAAAAAAAGCAAGAGTTTTTTAGAAATGCACCGAAATCGGGTTTGCATTGAGGCAGGTGCAGATGGAACTGGGAACATCATTTCACTGGCAAATTTTGAGCACTGCGTTTCAAAATACAAAAATACGTGTGATTTTATTACTGCAGATGGCGGATTTGACTTTTCGTGTGATTTCAACAATCAAGAAACAATGGTCTCTCGGTTGCTGGTTGCAGAAATGGGATTCGCACTTGCATTGCAAAAGCATGGCGGGCATTTTATTCTCAAAGTATTTGACACGTTCACAAAGCCCACAATTGACATTATGTATGTGTTGTGCAATTTTTATTCGGAAGTGTTTGTATCAAAACCGTGCACCAGTCGTCATGCTAATTCAGAACGATACATTGTGTGTAAAAAATTTCGTTTGAAAACATCGGACACTTTGTTGCCGCATTTGGTTGACATGTTTAAACAGTTGGAATCGTTTCCGCAGAATTCAGCAATGACTTCCATTCTTCCATGTGTCCACGATTCTTATTTTTTGAACAAGATAGAAGAGTGCAATGCAATCATTGGACAGCAACAAATGGAAACCATAAATTCCACGATTCACATGATCATGAATAAAGGAAACGTAGAGAAATTGGAATCAATGAAACGACATAATGTTGCAAAGTGCATCAGCTGGTGTGATAAACATGCCATACCTTACAACAAAGTGATTCAACAAAACAATATTTTTTTGAAACACTCATGAAATTTCATAAAAATAATATAAACCTTATTCTTATATAATTCATAGCAAATGCAATCCACACTCCAAATATTGTACAAAACAATTTACTCACGGCGAAAGAAGGAGAGATTTGAAACCATTTTGGAGCCATTGCAAGCTATTCTTCAAATTGCACTGCTTTCGTTTTACCCCGTGGGAACCAAAATCACAATTCAAAATAATATGCTGACATTGCAGCCACCTGCATATTCTCAGTCCATGTTGCGATGGTACAACAATGACACTAAGGAAGACCTGTATTTTTTATTCAACGTGTTTCATCGTTTCAAGAAATTTTACGCGCATTGCAAAAAAGATGATGGTTCAGTGCAGCATCGGCTCCATATACTTTTGACCGACCTTGCAAAAACGGGTATAAACAAGTTGATACGAACATACGGTCAAACAGACAAGCCGCACATTCTGCAAACGCTTACGATGTACCGATACATCCTGGATGACCAACTTTCGCCGGATATTATGACGCTTCAACCACCGCCGCAAAACTCGTCCAAATCTTACAAAATGAAACCGGTTTTAAAAGATGATGACGACGAGGTGACAAATGCAAACAACACGGTGGACGACATTTTCATCAAGATCGTTGACATTTACACGCCTGAAATGCAGCATATCATTTACAATACACTGGTTTTGATGCAGAACAATGAATCGAATTACCAAGCATATGCGGAAGGACTCAACAGGATGCTGGAACCAACTTGCGTCATATTGAAAAAGTGGATTGATGAGCACATTGTTTATTGACATGTGTGTCTTTTTCGACACATGATGTTGTCGCAGTTTTCCATACAAAGAACAAAAAATTGAATTGATATGAACCTGTATTGCTTAATATCAATCGACAAACTTGCTACAAGAAGAACAATGGCCAACACTGATATGATGAACAACGTGAACGACCCGACCCTTGAAGACTATGAGAACGAAGATGAACTTGAACAAGAAGCTTACGTCAGGGAAAAATTCCCGGAGTGGCTTGCTTCATATGCACGCAGAAACAACTTTGCAATGTGTTTGATTGGTTCCATGACATATTATCAACTATTTGATGCGTACAAAAACGTTGACATCGATGAAGTTAACAAAATCACAGCTGACATTCAAAGCCACAAAGAATACTTGATACGCGAAGGTGAAACTGTGCATGACTTGTCATTTTGTGAAAAAGATTTTGAGGATGATGCTGTGGAAGAAGACGAATGCGAAAAAAAAGACATGAAGCGCGAAATCGAATCTTTCTTGAACACGCACTATTTCAATGTTCACGAATTGAAGTACTTGATTGAACTCGCACACATCAAAATATGCAATATGACTGCAATGCGCAATGGGGGAAAGTGAAATGACACAGGAAAATGGGAAAGCAAATGGGGTATAAGTTTAAAAAACAGCATGTCATTTGAACAAAACAAGGAAGCATTGTTCAAATTGCATGTTTTTTTATAAGATTTATCGGGTTTCTCTCATTTGTTTATGCAGCAATTGTCAAAATGTGCAGTTTGAAAACGGCCCATATAGCAAGTGCGACTCCAATGAACAAAAATAAATAAGGAAACAAGACCAAAAACCAAGACACCTTGGTGTATCCTGCTGAGCAAAGCTGATTCAGAATCCAGGTCCAAAACAAAGTGAACAGTGCACTTACAAATGTTATTGCACCCTTCGATTGATTTACGCTAAAATTCAACGAGTTCAATGAAGGATGCATTTTGGATTGATTTGTTTGCATGAAATTTGAAAACTCATTTATACTAAAATAAGCGCCAATCATATAAATGATGGCAAGAGTTATATAAAGCTTTGCTGGAGTGCATAGATCTTGATACATAGACATTTTGAATGAACTAATGGTTTATACATAAATGCAATATTTTATTGGTTAACCAACGATGCATTGAGTTGTTGTGACACATGAACAAAAGTGGTGCATAGAGGCATGTGCTTGATACAAGATGCATTGATGTAAGTGCATGCACTCCGAAGACCGCCCAAGTAGTCTAAAACCGTGTCTTCAATTGGCCCTCGATAAGGCACCCGAATGACACGGCCTTCTGATGCGCGGTAATCATTCATTCCACCATAGTGCTTGTTCATCGCATGATATGAACTCATGCCATAAAACAGCTTGGATTGACTACCATCCGGATTGGAAACCAGCTGGCCTGGGTTTTCGTCATGGCCCGAAAATGCTCCACCCACCATGACAAAATCGGCGCCACCGCCGAATGCTTTTGCCATGTCGCCGGGACACGTTATTCCACCGTCGCTGATGATGTGGCCACCCACTCCGTGTGCCGCATCAGCACATTCCATGATTGCTGAAAGCTGCGGCATCCCAACTCCAGTTTTCATGCGCGTTAAACATGCGCTGCCAGACCCAATCCCGACTTTGACAATATCCACACCGCCATTTAAAATGAGCTCTTCCACAATTTCACGTGTCACCACGTTTCCGGCAACAATGATTTTGTCTGGATACTCCGCCCGAACGCGTTTGCAAAAGTCAACTAGAGCCTTAATATAACCATTTGCAATATCAATGCAAATCCAGTTGCACGGCACCTGTGCCAAAATCCTCTGCAGACGTTGAAAATCTTCATCCTTAATGCCGGTTGACACCATGAACATGTCCGGGTCGAATGTCATGCAATTGTCGGATTGATATTTTACAAAATCATCCACGTCATAAAATTTGTGAAATGCGGTGATGATTTGGTACTTTGAAAGCACACGGTAGACGTCAAAACATCCGATGGTGTCCATGTTGGATGCGATGACCGGTACTCCGGTCCATGTTCTTGATGTTCGTTTGAAATGAAATGTTCTGGTTAGATTCACGTTTGACCGACTGTCAATTGTGGAGCGTTTGGGTCGTATTAAAACATTGTGAAAATCAAGCTTAATTCCTTCTTCGATTTTGGGCATGGATGCGTGTATTGCATAACATGCTAAACATGTTTTTATTATCATTTTGTGAAATGATTACATGATGACAATAAATGAATCATAAATAAGTCATATTATATTTGCATTTTCTTGAGTGCATCGATTGCATATGGTTTGGGGGGTTCTGGATTTGGTACATTGGATGAGTTTAATGCAGATTGACTCCATGGTGCCGGGTCAGGAGGTGGGGGTAATCCCATATATCCATTATATCCACCTACTACTAAACTTTTTGCAGAGTTCCATCCGAGTTTCATAGTTGAGGGAAACCCGCCAAAGTCGGCTCCTCCGCGCTTGGACCTTCCGCGTTTGCTGCGCTTATATCCGCCACCCATGCTTAATGCATTTTGATCCAATGGAGGAACCAATGGGTTGGTTTGTTTCATGCCAGGTCCCCACATTTCAGGAACGGCGGGCTGAACGCCGCCAACCATTACGCCATTCGGGCTTAATTTGAAATGATTGCCATCATTTTGGCCATTCCAAGCCGGACCAACCGTTGTCATGCGATTCCAACCTCCATACCCGCCTTTCTTGGCGCGTCGATGGCTGCGTTTAACATTGCGTCTAACTTTGTGTTTAGTGTTGCGCCGCGTTTTCATTTTTGTGCTTATGTGTATATATAATATGGTTTCATATTATATATTTTGTGTATTGTGAAAAATATATAGAAACATGAAACTATACATCGATAAATCAACATTCATGTTGCCTTACACTAACCAAGAAGCAAACGCGTTATCTAGATCCAAATTCAAACATTTCAGGTCAAATTTATATGGAGGAACAAGAACGGCTGCAACTCATTTCATACATTCCATGGCTGTGTCTGCTAAATTATTGATAGCGTCTATTGCATCGTGCGTGAATGGGTTTATTCCATCTGCATTTCGATACACGACCGCCAGCGTTTGTTTGTCCATCATAGAAGACGACCTGCAAAACAATCGCATACCAATTCCTCAAAAACAAAAACAAAAACAATCAACTTTAAATGAAGTTGAATTGAATGACATATCCATGCCACTGAGTGTTTCTGATGAAAATAAATTGGAATGAATCATTTAAACATTTTTATTCAATGTCCACGTGAGTCAAGAAGTGCCGTCGGCAACACATTTTGTTCAGCTTAAGTATGTCCATGACTTCTCCTTCAGGCGTTTTGTTAATGAACTCTTTTGTGAGGTAAACCACCTTTTCAGTATCCATTCCGCGCGACATCTTGAGTTTCCTTACTTCAGCAAGATAGTATTCATATTTGTTTCCAATCACGTTTCCGCATGTGAAGCACTTGACAGGGATGATCATTTCGAATATCAAATGTTGGGTTGTGTGAGTTGTTTTCTAATTGTTGTATTATGCTGTTATTTTTAAATCAATTTTTAAAAGTAATCCCGTTCCATTCATTTATTATTCATTATTTTTTTTTAGAATGACTCTTTTTCTCTTAATTGTTTGTCTCGCGCCTCCACCGAGGCCCTTTGATTTCAAATGTTGAGAGATAAGTTCTCTGATTTTATATTTATCAGAATCACTTGGAATGGGAACCCCCAAACCATTGGCATATTTGATGAGTTCGTCGGTTGTCATTGCATAAATGCCTTGTGAAAATCTTGACGTTATTTTCACTTCTGGTTGGGGCATATTTAATTCCTTGTATTTTTCTCTCATTTCTTCAAATCCCACTATTCTTTTCTCAATGTTTTTGACTCGCATAACATGAATTTTCATTTCGCGACATTGCTTTTCCGAGTCAAAACCAAATGTCGGAATTCCATGTGAGTTCAAAAAATCCATCTGTTTTTGAGTGATTGGCACAGATTCTGATGTTATGAATGGCGCAGAGTTGTATTTTATTTTGTAATTGCGGTCAATTTGCCGCATCAGTTTTTTCATATCATCTATTTCATATGGAACACCCTTTCTATTTTTGGGGAATTTGGGGAGTTTGATATTGCGTTTCATTTTGTATGTTCCTGAAAAAAAATTAACCATTAATTTTGTAGGTGTAATGCATTTTATTTCACCAGATGCATACAAACCGTATTCCACTTTTTTTTCATCAATTCCGCTGTCTCGTGCAACACTGGCCAATTCGTTTGTCAGAGCCATGCGAAAAAATATATGATGATGTTTTGTCCCAAATTCAAAGATGTTTTGGGTTTGGCATGCGTACAATTTTGGTGGAACGAGTTCAATATCTGCACCTGTGCCTGCATCCTTTGTGATGACGGATGCAAGGATGAACGTGTACAATGCACCTTTTTGAAATTCGAGGGGCGTTGGATTCACAAGCAATGGACTCAATTTGTCTATTATTTCCAAATGTGATGGATTGTATGGGTCAATTGGAATGTAATAATATTTGCCATCCTCTCCTCGCATACATTGCATTGCAACCTGAGAGCTTGGATTATTAATGCGTTTTCGTGTCAGGCTTCTTTTTATAATGCTCATTTGCCGAGCACGACTGCGTCTTGGTAAAGTTTTGAACATGTGCAGAAACGAAGGTTCTTCATCGGTCCATGAACCATCGGAACTCACATCGCCTGAAGCAGCCAAAGCATCTGAAACCGGGCGTTGTAAAAACGGATTGGCAGCGCCAGATGCGCCCATGGGTGCGGTGAGTGATTCATTTGTCAATGAAGCAAATGGATTTGGATTTGAAGCTGAAGCCATGATTGTAAAAAATACTATAATGTAAAGTTATATAAATATTTTTCATTCAACGTTTCATGTACATGTTATTCATGCGTCTTTCTCTTTAACAACCAACTGAATTTTGGGTTTTCTACCCGGCTTTTTTTTCTCTGGTTCCGGAACAACTGTCGGTGCTTCGACGACAGTGGTTGCAACCGGGGCTGCTGCTTTGGCTCTAGGTTTGGGTTTTGGTTTTGGCAAAGGAGCAGCGGATTGAAGAGCAGATTCATCCAGTTCCGCCTGTTCCTGTTCCAAGGCCGCCATCTGTTTTTCGAACGCGGTGGACGTGCCCAACAGACTCTTGACCACCAGTTCCGCATTGTCGATGGACCGCACCTTCTTAAACACAAAGTAGCGATTGTAAAAGGAAATGCGTCGCTCATAGTCTCGCATGTGTGGTGCTTCTCCTAAATCGGATGCAGACGCCGGATTCTGTTTCACTTTTTCCATCATTTGTGCATAAAGCTGTTCAAACATGCCAGTTCCATCCGGCAATCCCAAGTCCTTCAGTGCATCATCCCGCTCCACAACTTCGAACCCAAAGTTTGCCAGGAGTCGTTTCAAGTAGTTGAAATT